TGATAAATCATTTATTTTTTCAAATTGCTTCTCTTGCTTATAAAACAAGTTTTCAAAAAAAGTATCTCTCATTATGCCTCCCAAGGTTTCATCATAGCCATACCATTATCTCTAACTCGACTATGGAAAAGAATCATGTTTGAAAGCTTATCAGCAATATTAAGTGCTTCTTTAGCTTCCTCTGATTCAACTTTTCCCATGAACGCATGAACAATATCTGTATCAACAGAATCTCCCTGAAGCTTGGTAAGTTCTTCCATCTTAACACCCAAGAACTCTGCGATACGCTTCAGTTCTATCGCATTAATCATTCTTGAACCATTAAGCATCTTACTTATTGTCTGTTTATTTGTCTGCAATGCCCCTGCCAAATCTATTTGTTTTCTATTCTGTTTTTTAAGAATTGCTACAATATTTGCAGCTATCATGGAATTCACATCAAACATATTAACTTCCTCCAATCAACAAAAGTCATTCTACCTCATGCTTATTATATGTCACACACGAATTAAAGTCAATATTATAGTTACCATTTTATATCATTTTATTCATTTAGTTTCCATTTCAGTTACTGCAATTCTACGATACCCCCCTCTTCCATTTCGCGATTTTGCACAGAAGAGGGGGCGCCGGTCTTGGAGACTAAGGCCTGTAGAGATTCAAGTACCCCCTACCCTTGCTCCATCAGAACCGATATTCCTTAAATCTATCCTCGGTCATCGTCTTTACATTATGATGATGCTCACATAAAGGCTGCCAATTCGACCTATCCCAGAAGAGTTTCTGGTCTCCACGATGCGGAACGATATGATCCACAACTGTAGCCATAGTGATGTGCCCTTCTTCATAACACTTCACACAGAATGGATTGCTCTCTAAGAACTTCCTTCTCTCACGCTGCCACTTAGCACCATAACCACGCTCTGCCGCATGAGCTCTGTCCTTTGTATGTAAAGGCTTATGTTCCTCACAATACATCTGACCGTGCGGAATGAGTGCCGCACAGCCAGGATGTTTACATGGTATGTTACTCCTATAAGGCATGTGCTCACTTCCTTTCACGAAAAAAGCCCTGGGCGATTTCTCTCGCTCAAGGATCTGCTTTGT